GTCTTGATGTTCTTGTTCTTACTGGCGATGATGCTACCTGTGGTCTTGATGTTCTGACTGGTGCCGAAGGAACTCCCAAAGCTGGTGGTGCCGGTCTTCTAATTGGTTGACCAGCTATTCTTGTTGTAGGTCTTACTTCTCTAACCGGAACACTTGGTCTTGGTCTAACGAGTTGTATTACTGAACGAACTGGTGCTGGTCTTGAAACTTTTCTTGTTTTTCTTGTAACTTCTATCTGTTCGTTTATAACTTCAATTATAGTTTCTCCTGCAGGAATTTTCTTTGTAAGACCTGCTTTAATGTTATTTCTGGCATTACCTCTTTTAGATTTTACCTTTCTAATGTCTTCTTTAATGGGCTTTCTTTTGATAGGAATAATTTTCCTTTTCTTTTTTCTTTTTACTGGTCCACCTAAAATTTCTTGTTCTCTTACACCACCTGAACCTATAACTCCAAGTCCTGTTTTTACTGGTTTGAAATCTGGTAAGTCTTCAATGAAAGGTCCTGGTGGTGGCGGTGGTGGTGGAAATAAAATTAAATCTTTTTCTTTTTCAATTTCTTTTAAATCAACATCTGAAATTATTTCATCACCTTTTGTATCACCCTCTTCTGGTCGGTTTGCTTTAATGTCAACTGGAAATCCATTGACGGTTTGTGGTTTGACTTCTTGCTTTTCGTCAAATGGCCTTGGGACAAAATCTCTTGGTGTTTCATCAGGTCTTGGCATTTCCTCTAATGGTGGGACAAAATCTCTTGGTCTTTCATCAGGTCTTGGCATTTCCTCTAATGGTCTGTTAACAACTCTAATTCTTTGACCACCACGACCTCCTGGTGATATTTCAGCTCGTCCCACTTTCCTACGAATTGCGTCGGTTCTTCTGTTTGCTCCTATGAATGCTCTTCTTGCCATTAGTATTGCTCGTTTGCTCTTTCTTGTAATGCTCCGTCTGCTATTTCTCTTTCGATTGGGTCCGGGTCATTTAGTAATATGTCAATTAATTCTTTGTTTGATATTCCATCACTTCTAAAATCTGAAGCTGCTCCATCACTAAGAAGTCCTTGTAGATATGGTGTATCATCATCATCATCTATTACGACATCACTATTATCAGTATCCTCATCTCCATCAATTTTATATAGTTTTGGTATAATGATTTGACCACCTACCATATTTTGTGTGAACCCTCTATCTTTTGGGTCTATATCAAATTCTAAAACTTGCGGGTCTTTTGGGTCAAATTTTATAGAACCCATATTTTGTCTACTTATTGGTTTATATTGAATCATCTCACCCATTTCAATAAACTCTTGTATGTATTCTGAATTTTTTATTTTATCATTAAGCTGTAATATAAATTCTGTTCGGTCTGGTGAAGTTTCTACGAGTTCATATTTCATTTCTTTAATGAATACTTCTTCACGCATAGTCTTGTCTGATTCATCACCAGTTGCTTTAAAAAACTTTACTTCATCATTTACTACATCTCTTTCAACTTGACCATCAAAAATTATTCCTTTTCCATCTACAAATTGAGTAGTTTCTCTACCAGCTAATCTTCTAAGAAACTTATATGTAACATTGTATTCACCTTCACTAAATCCTAAATCTCTTAGGTGTTGTCCTACATCAAGGTCTATGAAATCCCCGTCATTTTGAAAGTTAACTTCATTAAGACCCATAATTTTACTGATAAGGAAACTACCTTCCATATCATAAACATATAGAACCATAAAATCACTTTCAAAGTCTCTACCCCAACTACTATAAACTTTTTCTGGATTAAAGTATTGGTTTCTTTCTTGTTGTGTAAATCCGTATTCTAATGCCATTATTTTTCATCTCTCTGGTATGGAAAACCTAATTGTAACCAAATCTCTTGTCCTCGTCTTGTATGATATAATTGTTTGTTAATTACATCATCATACTGATAACCGGCTAAATCTTTTTTTAATGAACGATAGTTGTGTCTATGACTTCTACCACCACCTGGTCTTTTCTTTTTACCTTTTTTTGTGAATTTCTTTACTTTGATTTTGTCTTGTCTGAATGCTTTCCAACCTTCTACATTTTTACCACCGATAGGACCCTCAGTTTTAAAAAATGTATTTAATACTGAGTGTAGTTTATCGGTTGACATATCTGGTGTAAATTCTTCATTAAAGTAAATATTCATAACTTGAATTAGATTATCTCTTTTTGTCAGTTGGAATTCTACCTCTTCGTCTGTTGCTTCGTCGATAACATCATTTTCTTCCTCATCATCTTCTTCCTCATCTTCTTCTGGTTGAAAATAATAAGTAAATTCATTATCTATTTCTCCTTCAAAAAAGTATTGTGCATTTTCTAAACGAACTTGTTCAAACTCTTCTTCTAATGAAACACCAATCGTTTCACTTTCAAATGAAACTAAAAATCCCTCATCATCTCTAAGGGGTGTATTGGCATCTATTGAAGCAGAAATAGATTGTTGTTGTTTTAAAAATTCTATTTCTTTTTGATATTCTATTTCAGCACCATTAAGTATGTTGCTGTATAGTTTAGATTTTTTTGCTGCTTCACTTGGTAAATATGGCATTGTTATCTCACAACTCTAAATTCATAATTGTCATCATAGTAATTTATTTGTTCGTCAGTTGTTCCACTTCCACTAACTACCTTAACACAAAAACGATAATTTCTTTCTGCTTGAAATGCATTCATTTGAACTCTAAAAAAGTTTCCGTCTGAATCACAACTAATTCTTGAACCACTACCAAAAGGTATAATTACTTCTTCGGTATCAGCGTCTCTTACTTCATATTCTACTGAAGCACTTGGTAAATATTTAACACCCAATTCACTTGGCGTTGCGCTAAAACTTGATGAAGGATAAAGTTCTCTACCAACTACTCTAAATTTTACAATTGACTTTTCTTTGTATTCTGTTTTCATATTTTTAAAGTAAACTTTTAATCTTTCTAAGTCTGTTGAACTTAAAGCAGATAAACTTCCTGTTGACCAAGAACTATCGTCCCACTCTGCTTCTAATTTAGGTGGATAGATTGTATGGGTTTCTCTTGAGAAATATTGTAGATTTCCTAATCTTGAACTATCACCCTCTTGTCCGGTATTAAAGTCAAACATAGATGAACTTGGGTGGTCTCCATAAGAACCACTATCTTCTCTTTTGACTATAAAACCATTATTAGGATAAACTGAACTTGAATATATAAAGTTGTTTACCATATCGGTAACATCTGCCCTAACATCTTTTTTATCAAATGTTAAGTTGTATGATGATGACACTTCGTATTGTCCACTACTCGCCGTAAACCAAGAACCACCGTCAGTCAATACTGAACCCGTTACCCAAGGTGTTTTTGCCTCGTGGTCACGATATTGATAGGTCGCTCCATTTTGTGTTACTGGGTCGTGGTCAAGTTTTCCTGAACCTTGTTTCCAACTACCACTAACCATATAAATGTGTAGTGATTGTTCAACTTCAACTTCATCTGATGTTGCGTCAAATAAATTTAAATAATATTTTGCCGTAGAAGGTATTTTTCCGTCTTGAACTGATTTAGAAATAAAACTTAAATCAAAATCAATCAATACTCTTGATACATTTCCTACCGTACCATTATTGTTTACAACTTTATTTATTTCTAATATTTCATCAATACCCGTATTTCTGGAAGCTGTTGTTCCGCCAGAATAAAGTGTTGTATCTCTTTTTCCAAATTCAAAATAATGCATTATCTATCTCCCACTACTCTACCCTCAATATCTGTATTAGGGAATTTAAGTTCAAATATACTTGGGTCTAATGAAGGATAAACGATTCCGTCTTTTGTAGCAGAAATCATATCATAAATGTTACCACTATATCCAAGACCAGTTTCAAATTTATTCTCAATAAGTATAAGTTCGTTGTTTGGATTATTTTCTGCTGGTGGAACTAATGATACCACACCCTCACAAGTGGAAATCTGATATGCTAAATCACTTAATATAATTGGTTGATTGATTTGCCATTTTTCTACTTGAAAGAATTCTTTTACTTTTTGTATTGTTCTAAACAATACATCATTTTTATTATACCCTCTTTTTGTAACGATATTATATTTTACACCAAAGTTAATTATGTATCCGTCTTTAATGTTGATAGCGTCTGTTAATAATCTATATTGAGATAAATATGTTTTAACATTATTCTTTACCGCCCTGTTTAATCTAACTAAACTTTTACTTGAATCGTATCCCAATAAATACATATTTAGTGCTAATGGATTTTTGACTGCAGTTCCTTTACTTCTCGTATCAACTGTTATACCATCATTAATAACTAATTGTCCATTCTGTTCTAATTGTTCGTCTTGAACAATAAATGCTTTTGCTACATTACCATACTTTTGTGGTAAAGAGTAAACTCTTGTTATGTAATCAGCTTTTGTTACTGCTCTATTTTGTGCATTGAAATAAGCAGATGCATTTTGCTTTATTTCTGTAATGGTTTCTGTTGAAGCACCACCCGAAGCTGGTTCTTCATTTATAGCTGTAATACTTGCTTTTACCTCAGCTAATGTGGTTACACTTAAACCTTGTGTACTATTAGTATAAGATAGTCTATTAAATGATGTTATACTATTTGTTGGTACATTGTGTTCTACTGCTCCACCATAATTATAAGTTACGGTAAGTGTTGTGTTACTTGGTGCTAATCCGAATGTTCTTGTTTTTAAGAAATTACTTGGGTCAAATGCTTCATCTAATCTTGAAACACCTAATCCTAATCTTGAACCGACATTATCAGGATTTGGAATGATTTCTTCATCTGCATTATCACTAACTCCGGAACCAAATAGTAATTCCATTTTATTATCATCACGAACTCTTGTTGTGAATCGTCTTGCAGTTTTAATTAACTTTAATAAGTATGGTGTATCGGTTTTGAACTCAGCTAACGCTGGGTCATTGAGTGTTGAATTTTCTTCATCTTCAAACACCGTATCTTGTGCTAAGAAAGGAACTTCATAGTATTTATTATTTTCACTATCTGTAACTTCAACTATACTTGTAACTTTATCATTTGATAAAACTATTTTATCAAACTCTTTTGCATTTGTAAATGAAAAGGTTTCCTCTTCCCTAATACCAGATTGCACCATTCCTCTTTTAGTTAGTCTAAAGTTTGTAGGAATATTACCTGATGAAGGTTGTAATGCTTTTACTTCCATTGTATCTAATGAACTTGATACTTTAAAATCAATATCATCTAATAATGTAAACTCTGTTCCATTGTTTGCTACCAGAGTTGAGTTAGATTCTATCTTTCCTGCAAAATCTAAATCTGGTTTATAATTATCAGAGTCAATAGCTACTGCTGGAACATCTATACTAAATGTCATCTCAACCATAGCAGGTGATGCTAATCTTGGTTTATATCCATATGATTGTGCAATCGCTAAAACATTTTTTCTTTCTTCTGCGAACTGAATTAAAGTTTCTCTAAATTGATTATCAACATAGTAGTTCAATACATCTCCGACATACGCTGCCATTTCAACAAACATCATACCTGGTGATGCTTCATTAAAGTCATTGTATTGATTTGGGAAATAGGATTTCGCAAACTCTATTAAGTTTTCTCTAATATCTGTAAAGTCTCTACCGAGATAACTTACTTCTTTTGATAATATTTTTTTATTTGTTCCGTAGTCGGACATTTCTATTCTCCAATTCTAAAGTCAAAGTTTAATAATTCAATCACATCTGGATTAAGCGTAACTGAAAACTCAACCTGAATATTGACTTGATTTCGTTCTTGTGTAGTGAACACGTTTATAATGTTAATATAAGGTAAGAAATTGTCAGTAGCGGTTCTAATAGTTTCTTCAACTCTATTGGGAATATCTTGTCCTTGTTCAAAGACAATGTTTTTTAAACGACTCCCAAAGCTTGGTTGAAAGATTCTTTCACCTGGCGTAGTAAGTAATAAGTTTCTAAGATTTGCCTTTGATTGTTCTAATACGGTTTTCGTTTTATAGAAAAATCCCTCTGGACTATAATCCAACGGAAATCTTATTCCGACATACTTGTCTTCATTTCTATCTATTTCTCTTACGCTTCTTGCCATTATTTATTAAGGTCTAAAATTACCTTCACCACTTTTCTTTTTATTAATTGCTTTCATCAATCCAGAATAATCACGAGTCAATGCATTTTGTACATCTTCAGGAACTGCGTCTACCGAAACACCTGCTTTTTTGATTGAGTCAACTGCTGCCATTTCTCTTGCTTTTTCTTTATTCTGTCCTCTGCCTAAATCACCATAACCTAAGACTTCTGCCATATTATCACTACCTAATATTCCACCACCTAATGTAGGATATTCATCTTCCATTGGTGCACCTAATGGTTTGGTTTGGTTCAATACTTCATTTAACGCTGTGTTTTTTGTGTATTGTTTTTTAGGTTTATTGATAACCCTTTTAGGTTTGGGTTTAGAAATCGTTTCTGCTAATTTGATTTCTTTTTCTTCATTAATAAATATCTCGCTCAGTTGTTTTTTGACTTCTTTACGAACAACTAATTCAATTATATTTTTTAATTTATCTTTATTCATTATTACTCCTAACTTGTTACTGATTCAATTTTTTCTGCTTCATCTTGTACTTCTACCATAGCTTCCAATAAGTCCATACCACCTGAAAATGCCTGAACTTCAATATCGATTTCAGATATTCTTTGGTCAAATCCATCTGCTGAACCTCTTCCTACATAACTATTTAATTTTTCGGAAGCCTCATCTCTTCGTTTAACCAATGATTGATATCCTGGGTCTGTTGGAAATGATTGTTGAACTTCTTCTTCCAGTTTAGTATAAGTATCTAATCGTTGCTTTAATCCACGACCACCTGTAAATTTACTTATAGTTTGTCCTGTTTTTTCTAAATCTTCTATTTTGTTTCTAAGGTCTTGTGCCTTTTCTAATCCTAAATTTTCTATTGCTCCGTCTACCAAATCATCTTTTAAACCATTAACAATATTTGCCACATCTAACAATTCACCAGATTTTATTGCTTCTAATGCTTTTACCTTTTCGTCAATTTGGTCTTTAACATTATCTATGTTTCCTTTTAATTGTTTTAGTGAAGAAAACCCAGCTATAATAGAACCAAAGCCCGGAATAGGTTTAAACGCTTCTTTTAATTCTTTCATCGTGTAGGTTTTCCACTTAGACTTATCTAACCATTTTAATTTTAACACCAAGTCATTAAATTCTAATAATCGTTTTGCGTTTTTAATTTTGTCTTTAACATTTTTAAACCATACTGGATTGACTTTAAATTTTGGTAATCCTGGAATACCTGCTGGAACTAATGAACCAATTTGAACTTTTATAAAATCTAAATTCCACTCAACTTGTTTTGCAAGAACCGCTCCCATTTCTTGCATATTGTCTGGTGCTAATATTACATCTCCTTTTGTTAGGGATTTATTTATTTGTATTTTTTTTCCGTCTTTAAAATCCTCAACAATTTCCTTTGCTTTAATTGAAACACTACCCTTAGCATTGGAAATCTGAACACCACCATTACCACCTTTAATGTGAACTCTTTTATTTGCAAATATTGCAACATCATCTTTACTCGCATTAAAAACAATTCTTTCAGCATCAATATAAACTTGTCCATCAGAATAATCTTGTGTAACAAACTCAACACCAGTTTTTGAAATTCTTTTCATACTCTCACCAAACTCAACAACTTGTTCTGGATACTGAACACTTTGACTTGTAGTCATCAGTATTTTTGAACCACTTGTACTTGTCTTGTTTGCATTGAGTTCAATGTTTGGTGAATTGAGAAAAGTTTCATTAACTTTTTCTAATGCACCCTCTCCGAGTTCATCTGTTAGGTCTGCTATTTGATTACTACTAAGTTTTATATAGTTTCCAAATCTACCTTGAATAGCTGTATCACCTTCTTTAAGAATTAATTTTGATTTATTAGTATCTCTAAAGTATGTTCCCTGAACATCAGAACTATCTATGGGAGCTTCTCCTATTGAACTAATATTTTTATGAGAATAATTTAATCTTGGTAATTCATCAAGTTTATTTTTAAATGTTTTTACCATAGACATCGGTAAGTAAAATCTCTCACCGAAAAATTCTATACCCATAACAACCTCACCTATTATTGGAAGTTGTATAATGTTTGAACCAAGTGGTCTAAATGTTTTAGAAGATATTTCTGATAGTGAAACATTTCTATCACTATAAATGTATCTACCAATTATTTTACCATATTGAATGTTTTGTTTTGTAGCAACCTCAGTATCAGTAATAACATCAACAACCTCAACTGGTTCTATTTGATGCCATTGTCTTTCTTGTAGTATTTGTTTTACTTTAACTCGTAGGTCGTCCGTAGATACTACTCGATTATCTAATGTAGTAGACTCGGTATTTTTACCGACCTCTTTATAAAATGCCATTTAACTTTCCTTACTGATGGAACTTTCTATTTCGTCTTTTTTGATTTGTAACTCTTGAACATCTGATTCTATTGCATTCATCAATTGTTCTTTTTCTGCTTCCGTTAAACCGAACTCATCTCCTGAATCCGATACTCGTTTTTCTGCTGCTGTAATTCTTTGAACGATTGTTGCCAACTTAACAAGTTGTTCGTCGTTCTTTACATTGATTTCTAAATACTCTTTTAACATAGGAATAATCTGAACGGCTGTATCTCCGTCCTTAATAAATCCTACCACCTCTTTCATCAATACTTCTAATTGTTTTTTATTGGTGTGGGAATTATCGTATATGTCTTTGAAGACATCTGATAGGGTTTTACCCTTGAATATTTCGTAATCTTTTGCCATAGTTTTTACCTAACAATAAATAGTAAATAGTCAAAAAAAGGGTATATATATTTATATACTGATTAATTTTTTTGAATTTGACTTATAATTATTATACGAGTCGGGGAAAAACCGGCTTTTATTCATTAATAGGGGGAAACTAAAATGAAAGACACAATCAAAATGATTATAGATAGTGTATCTGGTTTAAAAGATGTACTATTACATATAGTCGGCTTAGGTGTTCTTGTACAATTAGTATTTGTAGGGGGATTCTTAGGTATTGATATTGTTAGTAATTTGATTGGATTGGTAAATTCTTTCGGAGACGCAGGATTTGCTGGATTCATATCACTAATTGTGATACTCGGATTACTTAACAAATAAAGGTGGAATTAACGGGCGGTAGAAATATCGCCCGTTGTTACACTACAAAGTTTCTAAATCCCACGAACCAGTCCAGCGAGTTTCAATCGAACCAGTAGCAAGATAATTTTTTTGTAAATTAACGTGATGTTTTTTCATTACATTAATTACACGAGTAATGTGTTGAGTGTTTGAGTTTGTCATTTCTCTAATTAAAATATACAAAGCTTTCTTATTAAAGTTTTCAATGTTTTCTCTTTGTTCCATTAAATACAATACTGAATTAGCAACATCCATATCTTGTTTTCTTTTGAATACGGTAGTTAAGTTATTGGACCAGTAGTCTATAAATAAATCTACATACTCCTTTTTAGCATCAACTAAGTCTTCTCTTTTTGTTTCGGACATAGCATCTCTTTTGTAATCAGTTACGGATTCATCATCAGTTTGTTTTAGTTTTTTGTAATTGTTATTGTTATGTAAGATAAGATAGTTCTTAGCAACAATACTGAAATAACTAAATGCTTTTCCTTTACCTTCGGCGAACTTATGCATATTCATATACAAGAAACTTACTACCTCGTGAATAACATCTGTACTCGGAACATCAAAGTAATAAAACTTAAATGTATGAATGATATTTTCTGCCAACTTTTCAAATGGAACTCTAATGTGTTCATTATAAATTCGTTCTCTCATATGTGGACGAGTTTCTTTATTGTGTCTAATGATTGCGTCTTCTGTTCCTTGGTGGAAGTAATATCTTGGTGAACCCTTTTTTGCTTTTCTTGGCATTATAATTCCTTTTCTGTTATTTCGTTTATTTCATCTACTGCTTCTTTGATTGCTGTGAACACTACACCGATTTCATCATCAGCTTTAAATGTTCCTTTGTTATCTAACTCATCTAAAACTTGTTTAGTGTCTTGTATTCTTTGTGCATAATCTTCAATCCAACTTTCCAATCGTTCTGTTTTTCTCGTTAGATTAAATGTAGTCCAACCTAACATCAAAACAATTATACTTAGTAATATGTATCCTATCATTTTTTCTCTCCAAACAATTCATTAAATATATCTTTAGGGTCTGTTGATTTGGTAAACTTTTCTTTTACCTCATTGTCAACTGCTTTCTTAATATTCGTTACTGACTTTTGGACCTTAGCACTTTCAACCTTATCACCTCGTTTCCATTGGTCTCCCTCAATGTGAGTAGCCATCATATCTGCTTGGTGTAAGATGTAAGCAATATTACTTTTTAAAGTAAAGTCTTTATTGTATCCTTTAAGATATTTTTCATTACCTTCTTCATATAATCCGTCAGTTAATCTTAATCCAATATATTCCCACTCCGTCATTGGTATTTCAAAGTGTCCTAATATCCAACACGCTCTATCTGTTACGGTCATATATTGTAATTCTGGGTTGTGTGTAAATATTTCACCACGATTCTTTACATGCCAATCACTTTCTTGTGGAACATAATAATCGTGTTCTAAGTTTCCAACTTTACCTAAGTCGTGATGTAGAGCCGCAAACACTAATTCTTCATTAGTAAAGTTGATAGTTGCTCCGTTCTTTTCCCACAAGTCTCTAAGTTCTTGTGCGTTGTTAACGACGTGTAATATATGTTCTACATATCCACCCACCATAGCATTGTGGAAATGTGCTCTACCACTTGCTGGTGCTACTACCATTCTGTCTTCAAAGTAATCATACATCTTGTTGAGTTTTTCTAATCTTTCACCCTCAAATGTATTGTTTATAATTGTTCGTAAGTCCGTCCAATTTTGTGTTATTTGTTGTTCTGTTAATTGTTTCATTATCTACCTATATCTCCTAAGTATTTTTCTTTTGCTTCTTCCCACGATATGTTAATCATACCTGAGTAGAATAGTTTTTCTGGTTTAATTTTATTTTGTTCTAATAATTTAGTGTAACGATTTACTGCTTTTCGTTTCCACCAACTATCAATGTATTCAATATCTCTATCGAACATATTTCTGATTTCCAATTGGTCTTCATTGATTTCACTTCTTAGAAATTCTTTTCCATTTTGATATATGTTAGCAAAATAACAACCTCGTTTAAATCCGTGTTCATACTTTGCTCTCTTGATATCTAACTCTTTATATATCATTTGAATAATCTTTTGTTTAATACCTGTAACTGGCTGACCTGTTTTAGATGTTGTAACTCTTTTGTAATCTTCTGTTTTGTGTTCTTTTAACCATTGGTGCCAAGTATCATAAAATGAATCGTCTGGCTTTAAACTAATCTTACCTTTGGTTTCACCAAGAGTTTTCCATTGTGGTATTCCATTATACATTGAGTGAATACCATATAAAGCAGTAGTGGATATACCAACTAATGTTTGTCCGTATAATTTTTTCCAAGTATCACGAACTACTTTTG